GACACAGGGTATGGACGTGGTGATGAAGTTCTTGTACGTCCTGACTTCCTTGAAAAGCGAACTGACCTTTTTGCCCAACGTATGGGACGCAAAGCAGAGAACCCACGCCGAGGACCAATGAAGTACTACGGAGTTAAAGACGTATGAAAATAACAAAATCACAACTAATAAAAATTATTAAAGAAGAGTTACAGAGCGAACGTATGGACGTTGGTGCTAGCCCAGAAGAAATAGATAGAAAGCGAAGCGAGATTAATCAAGCTGTCGGTGCCGGTCGAAAGAACGACCACGAAATTGCCAAAGAGATAGAAGGACTGCTAGTGTTTGGAAAGTCGGTAAGACACAGTTCAGGTATGGCGGATGCTCTAGATAAGATTACAGATTTGTTGATGAAACGCAAGGGCAAGTAAAGTGAAACTCCTAATGGAAAACTGGCGCAAGTTCGTCAAAGTAGAACAAGACGCTGACGAAGCCAATAGACAAATTGACGATTTAATTAATGAATACATAAGTCGCAACCCATCTTTGCTCAAGGAATATTCACCAGCGTTCCTTGGCTTGTTGGACGACGAAGACGACGAAGATGAGGCTAATGATGTAATTGGTGATGTTGAAGACGAAATTGAAGATGAACTTGAAGATGAACTTGAAGACGAGGATGAGGACGAAGGTGAAGAGGTCAGCTACGATGATGTAGAAATAGATACCTCTATCGGCGATGAGGCTTCAAGGCTTGGTACACAAATAGGCAGTGGTGCTGGTGCCGTTGCTCGCTTCGTCCTTGCTACGGCAGGAGAACTAGTGAACCAACTGGCACTAGGGACGTATCCTCTCATAATGAAGGCTCTAGGCTCCTCAGAAGGGGTAAGAAATTTTTTCAAGGGATTAGGAAAGGCTAGCGGCGACATTCTTGCGATGTTCCCTGAATCCGCACAACAATTTATTAAGTCGTTCCAAGAGGGGAAAGAAATAAAAGAGTTAGCAAAAAGCAATCCAGAAGGTTTTCTTCAAGCCCTTAAGACAACAGAAGAAATGATTTTCGACCTAAAGTTGCCAGGAGTTAAAAATTCTGCAACTGCTGCTGTGTTTCTTCATCAAAGTCAAAAGGGTCCACGAAATCGGAGAAAAAGTATTAGAGCAGCTATGAAAAAAGCAGCAGCCGAATCAGATATTTCTGTACCGCAAATTGAAGCCTTGTTGGCAAACTATTTAGCGATGGCTGCTCATGCACCAGAGGCTACAACGCAAACATCTTTGGAGATAGAAGACTCTTGAAAATCACCATGAACCAACTTCGTGAAATGATACGACAACAACTCGAAGAGCGTTGCCAAAAGGGCTATAAGACCCATCCGAAACGTAAGACCAAAAAGATGTATGGCAAAACATACAGAAACTGTGTCAAAGCAGAGTCCGTAATAAAAGAAAGAAAGGACCCTCATGAAGTTATGGGACTTTTACTTAAAGCCCGATATCGTCTTCAAGACATTAAACGGGCAAAAGACAGAGAAAAACCAGAGGACCTTGGCGTTACTATTTCGCCCGCACTTGACAAACTTGAAGAAGAACTTCTTGAATTGGTAGATGTTTTACCAAGCATGTTGAAGTTCTAAACAATACAAACATTACCTGATACAATAAGACACGCTTATAGAAGGAGTGCGCCTATGGTGCGGATAGCACATTTCGGGGATACCCACATCAAAAATCTGAAATACCACTATGAATACCGTAAAGCATTTGAGGAAATCTACAAGACCCTGCGAGAGCAGAACGTAGACTATATCGTCCACACGGGCGACTTGGCTCACACAAAGACACAACTATCACCAGAGTATTTTGAACTAGCCACAGACTTCTTGAAGAACTTGGCTGACATCGCCGAGACTCACATCATCCTCGGCAACCATGACGGCAATCTACGGAACGCTAGTCGCCAAGATGCCATCACTCCAATTGTGGAAGCACTCAACCACCCAAGCCTAATCCTACACAAGTATTCAGGCGAGGTCCAGTTGGAAGACGACTTGACCCTAAACGTTTTGTCAATCTTTGACGAGACTAACTGGCAAGACCCAACTGACCCCAAAGCAATCAACATCGCTCTTTATCACGGAGCAATTAATAATAGCCAAACAGACCTTGGCTGGGTGATGGACCACGGCGACCATGACATCAAAGTGTTTGATAAGTTTGACTACGCTATGTTGGGCGACATCCACAAGACCAATCAGGTTCTCAACGAGAGCGGCACCATCCGCTATTGTGGTTCTACTATCCAGCAAAACCACGGCGAGACAAACGACAAAGGTTTTTTGATTTGGGATATTCACAGCAAGACTGACTACGATGTGAAACACCACCTAATCACAAATGTCAAGCCGTTTATGACAATTGAAATGACAGAGAAGGGAAACCTCCCACGCAAGTTAGATATACCAGAAGGTGCCCGACTGCGTGTGGTGACTCACCATAAAGTATCACTAGACAAAATCCGCCGTGTGATGGATATTGTGAAGAGTAAGTACAAACCTGAAAGTCTATCGTTTGTCAACAAGGCTGGGCTTAAGCGAGATAGTGTAGATGTGGATGACTTGGGTTGTACAGAAAACCTGCGGGACCAAGCAGTCCAAGAGCGACTTATTCGGGAATACCTAAAAGAGTACGAACCTGATGACAAGACACTAGAAAAAGTTTTCCAACTAAACTCCAAGTATGACAGCCATGTCAACGGCGAAGACGCCGGGCTACGAAATGTGGAGTGGTCCTTGAAAAAGATGGAGTGGGACAACCTCTTCAACTATGGCGAAGGCAACGCAATCAACTTTGATAAGCTAAATGGCGTTGTTGGCGTCTTCGGCAAAAACTATTCAGGCAAGAGTTCTGTTGTTGACAGTATGCTCTACACGGTGTATAATTCAATTAGTAAGAACAACCGCAAGAACCTAAACATTATCAACCAGAACAAGCCGTCTGGTTGCGGACGTGCAGAGATTGAGATTGCTGGTAAGACTTACATCATTGAGCGCAAGTCCGAGAAGTATACTCGCAAGCTTCACGGAGAAGAGACAGAAGAAGCCAAGACCGATGTGGAGTTTACGATTTACGACCCAGCAACGGATGAGGAAACCAGCATGAACTCGCTGGACCGTAATGGCACCGACAAAGCCATCCGCAAAATCTTTGGCAGCATTGATGACTTCTTGTTGACCAGCATGTCTAGTCAGATGGGTGCGATGACTTTCATCAACGAGGGTTCAACCAAACGTAAGGAAATCCTTGCTAAATTCTTGGACCTTGATCAGTTTGAAAAGAAGTTCCGAGCCTCCAAGAATGATAGCATTGAGACCCGTGCTCTTCTCAAAAAGTTGGAAGATAATACTTTTGATGATGATATTACACAACTCGTCGGACAATTGACCGATAATGAAAGAGACAAGGAAAAGCAAGAAAGAAAGTGTGCTAAACTAACTACACAGTTAGAAACTATCACCGAGCGAGTAAAAGAAATCGATGGACTTTTCGCATCTGCCCCTGTTGAACTTATTAATATTGGAAAAGAGACAGCAAGACTTGCGGCAGCAGGACAAGAAAAGTCCGACTACAACCTCAAGTCAGCCCAAGCCAAAAACCAAAAGAAAGATGTTCTGGCACAAGCGGCAACGCTAAAGAAACTTTTAGATGCTACAGATGTTGACACCCTACGGTCTCAGATTGCTCGATGTGAAGTCTTACAAAAAGACATTACCGATATTGAAAACCAGATTAAGCTGGAAGAGAATAATCGAGCAGTCTACGAAAAGAAGCTCGATGCTCTTGATGAAGTACCTTGTGGTCCTGACTGCGGTCTCCGCAAATATATCAAAGATGCTTACGAGGCTAAAGAACTTCTCCAAGAGGTAAAGAGGACTCTAACTCTTTTGAAGCGACGACACACCAAACTCAACGACAGGTTGGAAGAGATGGATGTGAAAACGCTAGAGAAAGAAAAGAAACTTTATAAAGACAGGGACAAGGAATACGCTGACCTCTGTACCGAGGCAACCAACCTTGATCTATCCTTGGCACAGATGAAGAACAAGCTTCATCTCCTCACCAATGAGATGTCTAGTATCAAAACTAAGATTGAAGTTTATGAACTTAACAAGGAGGCCATCGAGAACCGAGAAGGTCTTATCAAAGAACAGGATGACCTCAAGGAAAAAGCTATCAAAATGGAAAGCGATATTGCCATCTGTGAATCAAGAGTGTTTCATCTTGTGAAATCACACGGCGGCATTGAAACGCAGATTGCGAACATCAAAGAAAAACAACAAGAACTAGAAGATCTACGGACGGAGTACGCTGCCTATGATTTGTTTATGCGGTGTACCCATCCCAACGGAATCAGCTATGATGTTGTGAAGCGGATGCTCCCTCTCATCAATGAGGAAATCAGCACGGTGCTTGCCAATGTCACCGACTTTGATATTTTCTTTGAGGCAGAAAAAAATAAACTAGACATCTTCATCAAGCATCCAAAGTACGAAGCACGACCTTTAGAGATGGCTTCTGGAGCAGAGAAGACGCTAGCAGCAATTGCCATTCGCATTGCCCTAACCAATGTCTCAACCCTACCAAAATCAGACATTATGATTATGGATGAGCCAGGCACAGCACTAGACGCCGAAAACCTTGAAGGCTTTATGCGAGTGATGGAAATGATTAAGGGCTACTACAAGACTGTGCTCTTGATTACTCACTTGGATAGTCTCAAAGATATTGCCGATATGACTATTGACATTGAACGTCAAGATGGGTATGCTTATGTCAACCAGTAAAAGAAAATCTCCACCAAGTCGTAAACGCATAGCAGAACACTGGCTTATAAAGTCAGAGGATATTATCATGGATAAAGAGTCTTTTGGTGAGCTAGAAAAGTGGGAGCAAGATTTTTGGCTAGATTTAGCAACACAAGATTGGGGAGAACCAGCTTGCTGGGCTTGTAAAAGTTTTATATCCGACCCAGAAAATGAGGGATCTTTTGATGCTTGGAACCACGCCAAATATTTAGAAATTTGTCATATCATCCCCCACGCCATGGATGGTCCTAATGAAGTTTCAAACTATGTTTTACTGTGTTCTGATTGCCACAAAGATGCACCAAATGTGGCAGACCCATCATATATGAAAAGGTGGATCACTAATCGCCCGAGCCGTAATTTGATATTGGATCAAATAAATGAAATGAGATCCGAACTATCCGCCTTGGGGATCACAAACGAAGATGTGGAAATTATAATTGATTTCGAGAAACGGAACAATTGGGATTACACTCAGGATCTAGATTTTCTCACTGAAGAGTTTAAGGACTTTTACATTGAGAATTGTCCTGTGGTCCACTTTGGTGAGGGAACAGTTAACTCGTCATCTCGTGCGGCTATTATTAGAAGTTATATAGATTACAAAAAGACTATTGAAAATGGATAGGGAACAATTAATAAAACAGATGACTGATTATGTCATCAATGTCCTAGAAGAAAAGCGACCCGAGTTTTCAGGGTTCGCAGTTTGCCCTTTTGTAAAGGCTGACAGGGTTAGCGACCAACTTTATTTAGATGTCTTTGAAGTGCCCAAGGACACACTTGTAGATGTAGTTCTCCGCTTTGTCCGTTCTGGAAAAAGGAGTGCGTTGATAGCACAGCCAAATACAGATGTTAAAAAGACGGAAACAAAAGGGTATCAAGAGTTTATTAATTTGGTTTTAGAAGAAACTGGGAATGATGATGTGCTCGCTCTTTGTTTCAATCCAAATGATGAACTAGAGATAGAGGGATATAACCCTCGTTCCAAAGCTCCATGTTTTCTAATCAATATGGCATATAAAGACCACCTGTCCAAGTCGCACCGTGCTTTACAAAACAGTGACTACTACACAAAACTTCCGGACACATACAAGAAATATCTAAATGTAAAATGAAGATACTGATTAGTGCGTGTGTCTATGGAGAAGATGTAAGATGGAACGGTAGCAACCGCCGCCACCAACACATTCACGATTGGGCAACCGAACACGGCTATGAACTCGTACCCATATGTCCAGAACACGAACTCTTTGGGACACCTCGCTCCACCATCAGGTTACGAGCGGTTGATGGGGAGGTCAAAGCATTTGCGGGCAAGAAGGAAGTATATTCAGAACTCCAAGAGAAGAGTCTGGAGATTGCCACCCGTCACGCCGATGCCGTGGGTTTCATAGGTATTAGTCGTTCACCAACTTGTGGTATAGCAGCCGGTGTCAAAGACTACGGAAAAACTATCAAAGCGCCAATGCATCAATCGGTTGACTGCCCGAGTACAGAGATTAGCTCAATGAACACTGAGAGTAACCGCCAGAAATTTTTAGAAAGAATAAAAAAGTATGAAAGCCGGCGACCTCGTTAGGTTCAAGTATACTTGGTCTGATCATGAGGGATGGAAGGTTGGGCTACTTAAACAATACCATACTTGGGAAAAAATAGCAACCATTATTTATGAGGGCAAAGAAGTCCGAGTAGCGGCAGGACTTACCCAAGTACATAAACGGGCGAAAAGAAGTTAGCAATACTATTTATGTGTGTACCTTTGGAGGGACTAAACTGTGAAAATGACCAAAAAACTATTAACCGAAGTTGTTCGCAAGGTTTTGCTTGAGCGACCGTTAGACGATATGCCTGTAAACCTTTCACAAGTAGCAAAGGATCCAAAGGCTGCACAGGTTCGTGTTTCATCAGGGTTAAAAGATAATGACCCCAACGACGACAAGATCAATGTTAAGTCAGGAGCGACTTTTCCCGTGCAAGACCTGAAACCATCACAAAAGAGCATGAATATTGGAAAAGCTCTCGCCCAGGCTCTCGCCATGATTGCTGGCGATATGCCTACGGGGGGTGATCTTGGTGCCTTCATCAGTTCAGACAATCACATAATGGACGGTCATCACCGCTGGGTGGCTACTGCGATGGTTGATCCGAGCAAGGAAGTTGGAGGATTTCAGGTTGATATGGCAGGTATTCCATTGATTAAGATTCTAAATGCGATTACTGTCGGTGCCTTGGGGCAAATGAAAGGAAAGGAAGGGACTGGTGGATTTGAACAGTTTCAAGAAGGTCCGATCCGTAAACAGCTTGAAGATTATTTAAAGAATGGAATTGGCGGCGACTTCCCCAAGACACCAGAATGGGTACAGCAAGCTGTTGAAAAGTTTTCTGGACAAAAGGGCGACGCTGCAAAAGAAGCAGCCATTGCTCTGTTTGTTAAGAATCTTGGTCAGTTGAAATTTGCAGTTCCATCCGGAGCACCTGAGCGCCCTGATATGCCAGTCATTGATCCCAACAAAGTCAAGAATGCGCTTACTATCGCAGTTAAAAAGATTGCTGATGGCGAAGTTGACTGGAATGATCCTCCTGCTGGCGGTGGACAACAACAGGGCACCCCCGCCGCTGCTAATCGTAAAGATGAAAGTTTGATTCCGGAGAGTGTGCGATCTAAATGGCAAAAGCTGCTTAAATAAAATAAATAATACTATTTATATCTACAGAGGAGGTGCTGTAGATATGCACGAAAAACTAGACAATTGGCTCGGTAAGTGGGCCTCACGAAAACTAATAGTATGGGGAACGTCCACGGCTTTCTTAGCTTTTGGGCATGTAACCAGTAGCGACTGGGTTGCTGTTTCTCTAGCATACATCGGATTACAGGGAGCAGCCGATATCGCTGCCAGGTGGAAACACGGAAAATGAAACGGTTATGGTACAAGCTGAAGTCAGGCTGGTGGAAGTTTGTGCTGGGGTTTGTCGTTGTGGCAAGCCTGCTTATTTACTTTTATCGTCTTTTGAGGCCAACGGAAGATAAGATACAGTATTTAGAAGCTATAAAAACAGAAGCAACCGTAGCCTTAAAGGAAGCGGAGTTGCGTGGTAGACTAGAAAAAGATAAAATTGGAGCAGTCAAAAGCGTCTTTGAAAATCGTCTAAAGGATACAGAAAAAATAGATGATCGAGAAGAGCGACTTAAGGCACTGATTAGACTTCATAAGGAATTAGACATCTAAGGAGATATAAAATGGTAGACATTCCTACACTTGATATTGAGGATTACGATCCAGAACTAAATGAGGAACAGGAGACTGTTGAGGATCAGTCTGGTGGTGCTTTAACTTATGCTATTGTTGGTGCCGGACAGGGTGGCGGACGTATTGCTAAAGCATTTTATGACATGGGTTATACGAAAATGCTAGCAGTTAATACGGCTCGCTCTGACCTAAATGGTCTTGATATTCCAGATGAGCAAAAGTTCTTGGTTGACGAGCACGGTGAACAGGGTGCTGGTAAAGACCAAGCTAAAGCCGAAGCAGCTATCGAACGCAAAGAACAAGAAGTATTCAACAAGTTCCGAGAAGTATTCGGAAACAACGTTGACCGCATTTTGATTTGCCTTGGCGTATCTGGCGGTTCTGGTGGCGGCACAGTCAACACCCTTATCAAAGTAGCAAAGAAGTATTTCACCTATATCGGCGTTGAGAACGTTGACGAACGTGTCGGTGTGATTGCTTCCCTTCCAACTGCTGGCGAGTCAGCTTCCCCAACGGTAGCCAAGAACGCCCATGCTCGCATCACCCAACTTTGTGGGCTCGCAGAAAAAGGAAAGATTGCCCCCCTTATTATGGTGGACAACGAGAAGATCAAAAAATTATATCCCAAACTTACAGTCAAGAAGTTTTGGAAAACAATCAACAACACAGTCGCTGGTTTGTTCCATGTCTTCAACGTACTAGCGAACCAAGACTCAGAGTATACAACCTTTGATGCTACAGACTACGACAGTATTATGAAGCAACCAGGCTGCATGATTATGGGTGTTACCAGCGTCAAGAACCTTGAGAACGAAACCGCTGTCTCAAGTGCTCTCAAGAAAAACCTAGAGAAGACTCTCCTCGCTGAAGGTTTTGACTTGACAACGGCTTCAGGTGCTGCTTGTATTGTTGTTGGTAGCGAAGAAATCTTTGAAGAGACGGTTGGCTTGATGGACAACATTGAGTTTGGTTTCGATACTTTGGCTGCCTTGACTGGCGGTGCTATGGTTCACCGTGGCATCTATGAAGATGACAAGAAGGATAAGCTTGTGACTTATACTTTGGTTAGTGGACTCAAGCGCCCTGCCAAGCGCATCGAGGGACTGAAAAAGTTCTTGAAGTAATATGAAAAAAGTAGTTGCACTCATACTGCTCTTTTCGCTTAACGCTGCTGCGGCAGAGGTCACGAAGTTCGAGCCTCGCCCAGCGGCTGTTGAGCAAGAAGGCGACACCTATGTTGGAATTCTATTGAGCGAAGAAGACTTTCGCAAAATACTGGAAAAGAAAATCGACACAAACGCACTGATCGCCGAATGTTCAGTGGACAAAAAAGTATGCAACCAGATGCAGCTAGGATATAAACATTATATTTCTCAATTGGAAGGACAATTGAAGAAAAACAACTCATGGTTTGACAGAAATCGGGGAACCCTCGGTCTTCTCACGGGTTTGGTGATAGGGACGGGCGTTTCTATTGGTATTGTTCATGCGGTATACCAACGATGAAAAAAGACTTAAATTATATTGCTGCTGTTGAAAAAGCCATATCTGAAAAGTATGGTCGAGTAGCTACCCAGAATTTTCGCTGTCATTGGGACTCTTCTTCAGAAAAAGAATACTTGAATCAACTGGCGGATGTTAGAAAGAAAAAAACAAAACACAACCAGCATTGCAATACTGAAAAACTTGAAGATAATGTTGTAATCAAAAAAAGAAGTCAGAACCAAAAAACAAACAGAACGTGCCCCGTATGTAAAACATATTCGTTTTCCTCGAAAGACGATCTATATATGAATAGGTACGAATGTTGTTATAGGTGTTTTGTTGATTTCGTCGCCTCAAGAGAAGACGAGTGGAGATCCGGAAAAAGACCCAGCCCAGAAGAACTTGAGTACCATATCAAAAGGAGATAAAAAAGTGGCTAGCATATTAGATATTGTGAAAGGTTTAAGTCAGGCGGCTTCCAATGCTTATGATGGATATCAGCATATGGATGATAAGATTGGGCTCCGACGAGAAGAGGGTAACCCAATTGTAGATAGCCGTATTATGGACGGATTTGCAGTTCGCTTTGCCGCTGATAAACTGATCATCACTTACCAGAGTGATATCTTGGTCAAAGAACTTCACCCTCGAACTGAATTTGAAAATGAAATTGAAAGACGTTTCGCTGACATTGTTAAGTTTTTGAAAAAAGAATATAAAAATGTAACAGGAAATAGTGTTTCTTTATCCCCTACAGGTCCGGCAGACATGATGGTGCAATCCACGTCCAGAGTAAGAAATTGGGTGCAAGCCGTAAAACAATATTCTATCGGAGGAGATTCTACAGTAGACTCTTTGGGTAAAACTTCTGACGAACGCAGAGAAGATGGCATAAAGAAGTTTATGGATTTAGCTAGCAATAAGCGCCCACCAAACGATACCCGAAAAAAGAATTAGCCAAAGCGAAAAATAGATGGCTATCAATAAAAAAGAAATGATGGCAGAGATCCTTCGATCAGGTAAGGACCCTGTTTATTTTTCAAACAAGTATGCCAAAATATCTCACCCAATGCACGGGTTGATACCATTCGACATGTACAAGTTTCAGGAAGATGCTTTACGTGATTTCAAGAAGCACCGATTTAATATCATTCTAAAAGCAAGACAATTAGGTATTTCTACTACTGTTGCTTCGTATGTATGTTGGCTGTTATTGTTCCATCGAGATAAGAACATATTAGTGGTGGCGACAAAATTAAGCACCGCAGCTAATCTCGTAAAAAAAGCCAAAGCTATCTACAAAAATCTTCCGCCATGGCTTCAAATTGCTTCGATATCAATTGACAATAGAAACTCATTCGAGTTGTCTAACGGTTCTCAAGTTAAGGCTTCCTCGACATCTGGCGATGCTGGTAGATCCGAAGCCTTATCTTTGTTGGTGGTAGATGAGGCAGCTATTGTTGAAGGGTTAGATGAAATGTGGGCAGGGTTATATCCCACCCTTTCTACGGGTGGGACCTGTATTGCTCTTAGTACCCCTTATGGTGTGGGCAATTGGTTTCATAAAAATTATGTGGAAGCCGAGGAAGGCAAAAACGATTTCAACCCTATCAAGTTGCCTTGGGACGTTCACCCTGATCGAGATGAAGCGTGGTTTAGAAAAGAAACCCGCAACATGTCAAAGAGAGAAATTGCTCAAGAGTTAGAATGCAATTTCAATGCCTCGGGTGAAACAGTGATTCATGGAGATGATCTGAATAGGTTATTGGAAAATGTTGTAGAGCCAGAATACCGAACGGGGTTTGATCGTAATTATTGGATATGGAAGCGACCAGAACAAGGTAAGAATTATTTAGCTATCGCTGACGTGGCAAGGGGCGATGGTAGTGACTACAGTGTATGTCAAGTTCTGGATATTGAAACAATGGAACAGGTGGCAGAGTATCAAGGCAAAATTACCCCGGATATGTTTGCTCCTCTCTTGCATTCCATCGGAAGCGAGTACAATGACGCTTTGCTTGTCATTGAAAACAATTCATTGGGTATTGGTGTTTTATCTCGGCTCCAAGAATCCGAGTATAAAAATTTGTATTTCAGTATAAGATCTACCCATGAATATGTTGATCAAGCCACATCTGAAGCAATTGGGGGTGTGGCTGGCTTTACTATGTCTATGAAAACTAGACCTCTTGTTATAAGCAAATTTGAGGAATTCGTTCGTAACAAACTAATTACCATTAATTCTCAACGTCTTGCTAATGAAGTTAAAACTTTTATTTGGCACAACGGTAGACCACAGGGGATGAGAGGTTATAATGACGATTTGGTTATTGCAACGTGTATAGGTTGCTGGGTGAGAGAAACAGCACTAACAGTTAATAAACGAGAAATAGAATATAAGAAAGCCTTATTAGGTGGTATAACAGCATCGTCAAAAACATTGAACACAAGGATCGAAGGAATGAAAGGATATAAGCCACCCAAAACTCCTCAACAAGCTGGAAGCTTTGTAGGGCAAGATGGGCGTACACATGACCTTTCGTGGATCATAAAGGGGTAGCATGTCGGAAAACAACAATAACAACAATAATCCTCGAAATAAAAATTCCACACTCTTCAAAAGGTTGACAAGGCTTTTTAGCGGACCTATGGTTGATTATAATCAGCCAGAAGTAACCCGCAATACTGCTCGTACCATCAAGAAATATAGGTTTACGAGTTCTACGGGTAAAGAGTTTCAAAAAAAAGAATACTATAATCCATTTGCCTCTTTGCAAAACAAGACGCTGATGAGTCGAGATAAGCAAGTTCGGTACACTGATTTTGAACAAATGGAGTACACGCCCGAACTTGCCTCGGCTTTGGATGTATACGCTGACGAAATCACCACCTCTTCAGATTTATCACCTCTAGTTCACATTGATTGCCACAACAGAGAAATAAAAGACATTCTCCACACCTTGTTGTATAGCGTTCTAAATATTGACTCCAACTTGTTTGGTTGGGCACGAGGAATGTCAAAGTATGGCGATTACTATCTGTATCTTGACATTGACGAAAAACTAGGTATTACTAATGTGGTGCCTTTACCTGTTCGAGAAATAGAAAGACTTGAGGGAAACGACCCTACCAATCCTAATTATATTCAATATTTTTGGCAGAACGCAGAAGGAAACCAAGGTGTTACTTTTGAGAACTGGCAGGTAGCCCATTTTCGAGTATTGGGCAATGATAAGTATGCCCCTTACGGCACATCAGTTTTAGAGTCTGCTCGAAGAATATGGCGTCAACTTCTTCTGTTAGAAGACGCCATGATGAGTTATAGAATTGTTAGATCCCCCGAGAGACGAGTGTTTTATATTGATGTTGGCAATATAGCTGCTGAAGATGTTGAACAATACATCCAACAAGTAAAAACACAAATGAAAAGAAATCAGATTGTTGATTCGGATACCGGAAGAGTGGATCTGCGCTATAATCCTATGAGTGTGGAAGAAGATTATTATATTCCTACTCGTGCGGGACAATCATCAAGAATTGAAACTCTTGCAGGAGGTCAATTCACAGGTGATATAGACGATGTAAATTACTTAAGAGATAAGCTATTTTCAGCGATCAAGATCCCCAAGGCATATTTGGCCCAAACCGACGCCGCCGAAGATAAAACAACTTTAGCGCAAAAAGATATCCGATTTGCCAGAACGATTCAAAGACTACAGCGAGTTGTATTAGCCGAAATTCAAAAAATCTGCATTGTACACTTGTTTACTTTGGGTTACCGCAATGAAGACCTGATTGCCTTTAATTTAACATTGAATAACCCCAGTAAAATCGCAGAACTTCAAGAATTAGAACATTTGCGTACTAAATTTGATATTGCTTCTGCGGCAACTGATGGGTTGTTTTCAAATAGGTGGGTATATAAGCACATCTTTAAGCTAGATGACGACGCTATTGAGCGAATCATGCGAGAGCAATTTACAGATTCTAAACACAGAGCGATAATAGAGGCTTCCGGTACAGCCGCTTCAAGTGATGCGGCTGGAGGAGGTGCAGCCGGAGGAGGTGCTGATGCTTTAGCACCCGAAGGAGGATTAGAAACCCCCGGAGTGGATGATCTGGGTGGAGGTGAAACCCCTGAAACCCCAGAAGAGCCTGCGGGTGATGAAGGACCCCTTCTTGCTGAACCACCTGGGCAGAGAGATGAAGATTGGTACAAGCCTGTTGTTAGCGACAAAAGGCGTGCCGGAGCCAGGAAAAGAAGTGCGTTAGCTTCCGCAGGAGAAAAAGCTGCCTATCCCGGATCTAAACGACTATTTAAAGGTATGGCTGACGGACTTTCACCTTTGTCTCGGGGGATTGTTTCTGCTGGCGTGAATAAAAGTGATGAAACATTGATTGCAGAGACGCAAAGTGAGATCAAAAGTCTAATAGACCAATTGGAAAAACGAGATGAAAGCGAAACACAATAAAAAAAGAAATACTGCCTTTTTATTTGAAGCCCTTACTCGACATATTGCCAAGTGCATCCTTGAGAAGAATGAGTCAAGCAGGCGACAAGGGCTTCAAATTTTACAAGAGCACTTCAAAAATTCTGCACCACTAGCCAGAGAGCTAGAGTGTTATAAAGCCCTGTCGGGGTCAACTTCTGGTGACAAGCTTTTAGCGGAAAAGATGATGGCATCTGTAAAAAAAGTCCACGACCAACTGGACAAAGAGCAGATATTTTCCGAACAGACTACGGTGATCCACAAGATTAATAAACACCTCGGGACATCAGTTTTTTCAGCGTTTGTTCCAAGTTATAGAGATTATGCCACTATCGCTCAAATTTTCAGTGAAAAAACCCCTGTTCGAAACAGGGTTCTTTTAGAGTCCACGGTTGTGAGTAAGATGTGTGAAGAAAAAATCTCATCGGAAAAGCCGCTGCAACCACTTGACTCTCTTGTTCTAAAGACTTTTATTGGAAATTATAACCAAAAATACGAAGGCTTGTTGCCGGAACAAAAAGCTCTTTTGAATAAATATATCTTGAGCTTTGGACCTCATAAGGTAGATTTTCAAATAGCATTAAGTGAGGAATTGAGAAAGATAGAAAGCGAAGTGGAAGCCTCTCTGTCACTTCCTGAAGTTGCTGCGGATACTGAAATGGTTAATAACACGAATGAAGTGCTGCAACAAATTCGTAATTACAATGTGACGAACATTTGTGAGAGCGATCTTAAAAAAATCCTCAAACTTCAATCCCTAGTGAAAGAATATCAATCCGATGCCGATTAAGATAACCTTAAATACAGGACAAGAGGCACCCAAGGAGCCCCAAGCATCTATTGCCCTCACTGCGACTAAAACATTGGCAGGAAATATATTAATTTCTGATCATGATAAGATGAATATAGTAGTTGACCCATCAAAGATGAAAGTTGTTACCATACCTAAACCCTATGCTGGGGAGGGTATTTACGACTACCAAAGAGATCTTTTAGACTCGTTGTTTAGGGGTGGTGTTGTTGAATTCAATACAATACAGGGCGGAGCTAACTTTGGAGTTATGGAAGGTAATATTTCCCCAAACGAAAAAGTTGACCCCATTCAGGTCACGCTTTTAGAAATAGAAAAGTTTATCAAAAAGCAACAATCTTCGGAAATGTTAGCACAAGATTATGATAAACACATTGAAGATCGGTTTACTGATCCTACCGACGAAGATTCGACGGCTTACGGGGAGATACCCCCTTATCAAGATACGCCCGAAGGTGCAGATGATTCTTTACCATATGTTTATGTGGGGGCAGGATATTACTATTGATAAATCTGGTTATGTTTGTGCTAGCCTCTTACGGTATAACACAAATTTTAGTTTATTCAAAAATATTTGAAACCATTAGACCCTCTCACTATTTTTTTCACTGCCCAATGTGCGTAGGATTTTGGGTGGGTTTATTTCTTATGTTCCTTGGACCTTATACCGAACTATTTACATTTGATGTAAGTTGGGTAAATGCTTTATTGCTCGGAAGCATTTCTTCGGCTACATCATATACTTTGTGCATGATAATAGGAGACGGAGGATTTCAATATGAATACCGAACAAAAGGGAACATGGACACAAAAATGGATGCTAAGACCAGTAGCCAATTGTTGCAGGGGTAGTAGTATCGTGCGGGTAGCGCCCGCATTGTAAAGGAGAGTAAAATGAAAATCACTAAAACAGAATTGCGAAAGATCATTAAAGAAGAGTTATTGAAAGAAGAAATGTCGGTGGAAGTTGGGCTCGACTTTCTGGAGAGAATGCGAGACCTCCTTCGCAAAGGCGATCTTGAAATGTTGGAAAATCACCTAACAATGCTTATAATGGACGCAGAGTAAAATGACAAAGAAATATGTATTACAAGAATTTATGAACCTAGATTATAGCGACGATCTTCTCACAGAAGAGGAGCGTGAAGGTAATCGTCAAGGTCATCACCTTATTGTGGCTGGCAAGATTCAAGCAGCCGGTAAAAAGAACGGAAACGGACGCATTTACCCCCGACCCATTTTAGAGCGAGAGATGAAGAACTATCAGAAACTAGTCAAAGAGGGTAGAGCGATCGGTGAGTTGGACCACCCAGACAGTTCAGTGGTAGAGTTAAAAAATGCTAGCCACCTTATGACTGAAGTTTGGTGGGATGGTGATGATGTAATGGGGAAAATGAAAATTCTTCAAACCCCTGCGGGTCAGATTGCAAAGCAATTGGTAGAGGGGGGAGTTCAATTGGGTATCTCCAGTCGTGGACTTGGCTCAACACGCCAACAGGGTGGAGTTACCATGGTTGAGGACGATTTTCAGTTATTGTGTTTTGATTTGGTGTCCGAACCTAGCACAACTGGAGCTTTTTTGGTGTCAGAAGGGCAAGAAATAAAAACTCATTTGACAAAGGCAGACAGAATCAATCGTGCTCTTAATGATGTGTTGGGTGACGACTCGTGAGCGCAGCAGGTTTTGGAATTCCTAATACAACAGGAGGCTTCGCCTTTAAAGTATTACCAGACGGAAACATGGTCATCGGAGACACTTCCGATGATGTGGTTCAAGTAACCGGAAGTTTGGATGTTCACGGTCTTCACGCAGATGCCATAACGGAAAACGACTTAGGGAGCGACAAAACCAGCACACTTACTCCGTCCACCAGTTTTCATATTTTGGATGCCTCCGCTATTACAGGAGATGATATGGGCGGCGGACAGTTCATGCATACAATGACCGTGGGCAATGGCACCCTCCCTGGGCAAGTTTTGGATATAGCTGTTCCCACCTCTTTTGGAGCAGGTGGAAATGTAGGTATTATGCTCGGTGGTAATGTTTACCCAAACGGCACAAGTCTTATGAGCAGTCTTCCGAGTTTAAGACTGCGTTGGATATCCACTTCGCACTATAATACATGGATAAAGATTGGAACTTAAGAAAGGAAAGAGATGAAAAAATCGGAACTCAAAAATATTATTAAAGAATGCGTCAAGGAAGTAATCTTTGAAGAGGGAGTTCTTTCTAATATTATTACAGAAGTCGCACAAGGTATCTCCCCCCTTTTGCAAGAAAGCACCTCCTCTAGGCCAGCGACTTCAGAAATGCCTAGGAAGGCCACTCCCCCCAGCCAGCAGAGAAAAACTGTTTTAGACGCAATTGGGCAAAACAGTTATGCTGACCTCAAGAAACAATTTCAGAACCCTGAAGTGTTTGAAGGTACGACGCCACTAAAAGAATCACAACAAGGTGCGCCGCTTTCGGGTGTTGACCCAAGGGATCCTGGTGTAGATATTAGTAACTTGCCCGGTATGGGCACTTGGGGCAGGGTAGCCTCGCAGAAAGGAATGAAATGAGAAACCGTAAACAAAAGAAACTATCAGGTGTTGTCTGTGTTTCTCTAGAAGAGACTCGTGGAGACAGCGAAAAATTAGTGCGTAGGTTTATCAAAAAAGTAAAGAATGACGGGATCATTGATGAGGTAAGAGAACGCCGCTATTATAAAAAGCCATCCATACGTCGTCGAGAGGATAAAGCTCGAAGAGAACGTCTGATTCAAAAAGAGAATAAACGTAGAGAAGAACTACTTAAACCTAGAGACCGTACTGCGGCAAAAAGAAAACGGAGGTAAAAAATGGCAAAATCACCGGATACGACCGAGTACTTTAATAGCTTTTATAGTACCGGACCAGGGCTAGGTAATGCTGCCTCTTATATTGTTTCTGGGACTCCGTGGGTTACTGGATCAAGCCTAGGTGCGGGAGAAGAAGATGAGATTATTCTTCCCGCAGTAGCAAAATCTATACAGATTTGGAACAAAACCCCCGGCAACAATAATCTTAATAGTACTATTCTTTTGCACTTTGACAGTAAAAGTGATGCCGACGCCACTAACAATGTAATTGCCACTAAACATTTTCTTACTTTGACAGGATCGGGTCCGGGACAACCAGCCTCATCTACTGTTACTCTAAACACTAAATGTGACAAATTTTATCTGTCGCATTCCGAGACTGGAGCAGTGGTGACGGCGGAATATGAAATTTTAGCTGTCTTAACTGGTATCGCCCCCGTCCAAATGTTTGAGCTTACGGGTTCAGGTATCAACACATACAATATAGTTTAGGGTTCTAAAGATGGCTAAATCACCAGATACAACAGAATATTTTAACAGCTTCTACAGCACAGGTCCTGGACTGGGCAATGCCTCATCCTATCAGGTTTCGGGCACCCCGTGGGTAACGGGATCTACTGTTACGGACAACGGTGAGGTAATGATAGAGTTTCCAGCAGTCACTAAAAACATTGTAGTTTTACACAGAGGGCTTGCTGCCGATACCGATACGGATCTTAGGGTGCATTTTAGAAGTAAGAGCGATGCTTCGGCACCTAACAATGTTATAGCTCGAAAACACTACATTAGCATAGATGGACCCCTTGGTGGTCAAGGGGCATTTGGACAATTGAATATCCCTTGTAAGTGCAAGCGTATGTATATATCGTCTGCCGGAGCGTCCGGAAACACAGCCAGGTTTGAAATTCAAGCCGAGCTTACTGGGATTGCTCCTGGTGAAATGTTTGAGCTAACTGGTTCGGGGATAACCTCCTAACTTATTAAACATATGCAATCAAAATGTCATTTGATTCAATCGCCTACTATTTAATTTGATATATTGTCACCACTTGAGAGGAAAACCATATGTCAAACATGCTTGAACAGGCTATTATAGATGCCAAGTCTTTAAGAGAGGCTGCCCTAAAGGACGCAGAAACTGCCTTATTGGAGAAGTACGCTAGTGAAGTACAAGAATCTGTGTCTAAAATTCTTGAACAAGAGGACGATCAAGTTGAATTGAACGTTGGCGGTGGTGATGAAGAGGTTTCTATTATGGCAGATATTCCCGCTGCTCATGATCCCTCCGAAGAGGATGAGCAAGTAGTTGTCTTAGATTTAGATCAGATTATTGCTGCCGCTGATGCCGAAGACGGCGAAGAAGAATACGAAATGGACGCTGGCGAAATAGCGGACGAAGTAGGCATTGAAATAGAAGACGATGCACCCGCAAATCGAGATGATGAAATAGAATTATCCGAGTCTGAACTGGTAGATATCTTTCAAGAGATGCTAAAGGTCGATATAGACAAAGAAGATCTTGAAGATGCGATGATATACGACGAAGAAGCACTGGCAGAAGAAGAGGAAGAGATGGCAATACCTTCGGTTTCTCTTGATGCTGGTATGGACAAAGAAGACAGCGAAGAGCGAGAACGCCTCCGTCTCAAGTCTGACGCACTTCAAAAAGAAAATAAGAATTTAAAGAATATTCTAGGACGAGTAAAGACGAAGCTTGAAGAAGTGAATCTTGCGAATGCTAGATTATTATACGCAAACAACGTGTTGAGGGATGACTCCCTGAATGAGCAGCAAAAGAATAAAATTGTTGATATGATCTCCGAAACACGTTCAGTGGATGAAGCAAAGATGGTTTTTGAAACCCTTCAAAAGACACTGGCGGGAAGCACTAGCCGACCGCAACAATCATTGTCTGAAGTTGTGTCAAGAAAATCTTCTGTGATTCTTAGCGGACACCGAAAGGAAAAAGCCACTGAACAAGACCCAGGATTAAACCGCTGGGCTGTTTTAGCAGGTATCAAAAATAAATAAAAAAGGAGATTTACAATCATGTCTGTAATTGATACATTGACAGAAGGCATTAGACAGCGTTCTCTTGCCAATGAAGGTGAAGCTCTTCTTGAGAAGTGGGAGCGTACTGGACTCCTAGAAGGACTCGACGATCACGCCCGTGGTTCGATGGCACGCCTTCTGGAAAACCAAGCCGCCCAACTCCTCAAAGAAACCAGCACAATGGCTGCTGGTGACGTTGAAGGCTTTTCCGCAGTTGCATTTCCAATCGTCCGCCGTGTTTTCGGTGGTCTGTTGGCACAGGACCTTGTTTCGGTCCAACCCATGAGCCTCCCCTCGGGACTCATTTTCTTCCTCGACTTCACGTTTAGTGCAGACAGTGGGATGAAAGACCCATCCTCGACAGGTAGTCGATTGGGTGAACTGGCAAACACCTCGATCTATGGCGGCGGTGTTGTTGCCAAGGGAATCGAAGGTGGTGTAGACCTGGGAGCAGAAAACCAGCAGTTGAGTTTTTACAACTTGAATGATGGCTTTTCTAGTCCGACAGGAAGTGTCACTGTTGTTACAACCGTCGCCGCCGGCGATTCCGGAACTTACGGTGACGCACAAACAAGCCCAGGTGGACGTTTTTATACGCTTTTCCAGGGTGATCCGTCGCTTGTTTCGGGTACCAGCACTTATGCTGTGACCGATGACATTGCTCGTAACGTGCTTGAGGGCTTGGCTACAGGGTCGTTTATTGACCTTGTTCTTTCTGGTTCGAACGGTATTGGACAGATGGGACCAAACGCTGGTTCTTATCATGCACGTCACTTGACTCGCTTGTCCATGTCGGCTGACCACTCTGTGGAAAGCTCTACAGTAATTCAGGCAGTTGCAGTTTCGCCCGGTGGTCTTCGAACCGATGCCCAGCTTGCTACATCGCTTGGTGCTTCGACCACGGCTTTTATTCCTCTCGCTGACACTTTTGCTGCCGGTGGCGCAATTGGTTCGGTTGTTGGCGCTCCACAGTGGGGCTTGGAAAATCAAACAGCAATCCCCTCGATTGACATCAAGGTGGATAGCTCGGCTGTCACAGCAGTCACCAAGAAGCTCAAGGCTCAGTGGACGCCAGAGCTTGCTCAAGATTTGAATGCTTATCATAACCTCGACGCTGAAGTTGAGCTTACAAGCATCCTGTCCGAGCAAATCGCTCTTGAAATTGATCAAGAGATTCTTGGCGACTTGGTTGATGGTGCCAAGGCAACGACTCTGTACTGGAGCCGTAAGCCTGGTAAGTTTGTGAATCGTGAGACAGGTGCTGACGTTGTTAGCTCGCTGTTCCCTGATTTCACAGGTACTGTGTCGGAATGGTACGAGACTCTTCTCGAAACCATTAATGACGTAAGTGCTCGCATTCACCGCAAGACCCTTCGTGGCGGAGCCAACTTTATTGTTGTCTCACCAGAAGTTGCTGCTATTCTTGAGTTCACAAGCGGCTTCCGTGCCGATGTGGCTGTAGATGGCGAGAAGGGATCGTGGGGTGCTATGAAGGCTGGTACTTTGAGCCGTAAGATGGACGTCCATGTGGACCCATACTTCGTTCGTAACCTTGTTCTTGTTGGACGCCGTGGAAACAGCTTCCTTGAGAGCGGATACGTTTACGCTCCTTACGTCCCACTGCAAGTCACTCCCACCATCTTTGGTGTTGACGATTTCGTGCCCCGCAAGGGCGTCATGACTCGTTATGCCAAGCACATGGTGCGTCCTGACATGTATGGACTTGTTGTTGTTGCTGACCTTGTAAGCTAAAAAATACTTACGGTTGAATAACAACTGAGATTACCCCGTCCTTGTGGCGGGGTTTTCTTTTATACATGGAAGTAAAGGGAGACTGCAACTATTTACTAAGGTTATATGACTTTCTAGTTCGAGGGATTTCCTAGATGCCTACTAATTTACAACCTTTGAGTCAAGTAAGTGCGGTAGTTTTACCCGCCACAGGCTCCCATTCCGAGGTCGCCAACTCATTAGCGTATGGGGTGTATACGACAAACGCTTTTATAAGTGGTGCCGTAGACCAAGTTGCCTATGTTTATAATAAGCTTGGAGGGAACGTCCTCGACCTTGAAATTACTACTGCCAATGTGTACAATGCCTACGAAGAGGCGTGTTTAGAATATTCTTATTTGATCAATACACATCAGGCAAAAAATGTTTTGTCGGATATGTTGGGAAACACAACAGGATCCTTTGATGAAGACGGTGAATTTACCGGGTCTTTTACAACCAAAGCGAATTTGAAATACCCCCGCTTTCAGTTAGGGTATGCTACACATGTTGGTAGAGGTGCCTCTTTACATGTTCCAGTAGGAGCATCCCAACCAATTTATTCAGCTTCTTTTGCTGCTCGCCAAGATGTTCAGGACTATGACCTTCAGGCGATCATTTACAGCGCCTCAATCGACGGAACATCCGCAGGTGCATCCTTCACTGGATCGGTGGGAGAAAACGCAATCACGATCCAGAGAGTGTACTATAAAAGCCCCAGAGCCACATGGAGATTCTTTGGTGGTTACCCCGTGGGGACTGTAGGTAATTTGTCTACATATGGAATGTATGCAGATGATAGTTCTTATCAATTGGTACCTTCGTGGCAAAACGTTTTGCAGGCATACCAGTTTGAGGAAGACATGAATGTTCGAGCGTCTCATTACTCTTTTAGAATTAACGATAATAAACTAAGGCTTTTTCCTGTACCCAACGGGATCTTCCCGGAGCGTTTTTGGGTGGACTTTAGGGTAGCAGAGGAAGCTTATACGGAACAGAGTGACCGCAAATATGGTGCAGATGGCGTTAATAACATGAATGCTTTGCCGTTCCCGAACGTTCCTTATAAAAATATCAACAGTATTGGTAAGCAATGGATTCGTCGGTTTGCCCTATCTTTGTGCAAGGAAACTTTAGGGCAAGTACGCTCCAAGTTAGGGTCTATCCCAATCCCCGGTAATGAGGTTTCTCTCAATGGTTCGGACTTAATTAGTCAAGCCAAAGAAGAACAAAATTTGTTACGGGACGAACTCAAGACTGTTCTTGATGAATTGGTGTATGGTAAACTTATGGAAGGTGACGCAGCGCTGCAAGCTAACCTCAATGAGACACTGAAAAACATTCCTCACGGCATCTATGTAGGGTAACATATGGCAAACAAATGGACACAACCTGCTTCACCGCCACCTCCGTTGTTTGTCGGTAAAGCAGAACGAAACTTTGTAAAACAAATCAATGATGAGATCATTGAAAAGATTATTGGTCAACAGGTTTTGTATTTTGCGATTGATAACAGCAGGACCGATTATAATAAATTATACGGGGAAGCCATTAAAAAAACCTTTCTTCCTCCTATAAGAGCTTATACTTTAGTAGAGTACACCGGATCGGAAAGAACTCAAAGCCAATTTGGGTTTGATAGTCTAAAGACCATCACTATTCACTTTCACCGCCGTCGCCTAACACAAGACCAAAATTTGTTTGTTCGACTCGGTGATTTTATTCAATACGACAATGTTTACTTTGAGATTGTTGACGTGTCAGAGCCTCGTTACCTTTTTGGTCAAGACAAGGCTTTTGCTGACGAAACTCCACTAGAGGTATCCGCTGTGTGCCGCCAAGCAAGAAGAGGACTATTCAATGCCAACTGATCCCAAAGCCAAGGTGCAAAACGTTGTAGATTTATCTTTGGCTCCGTCAACCCTGGAAACCATTGATCAAGCTTTGTTTGATTATGTTAATAAAACGCTCGATATCTATTGTGATACCAACGAAGGATTTGTCAAAGTTCCAGTTGCTTTAGCGCCTCAAGAACGAGCATTTCAAATTAAAGATAATCCTGAACTACGAACAAGTAATAACAAAATGTTAATCTATCCTGCCATGGCAATCACTAGAAATAATATTGTAAAGAATCCTTCTATGCGAGGAAAGTTCGGAGTTTATATCCCACCTTATTTTGGGTACTACAAGCGAGGAGGGGCTTATGAGGTAGCCCGAGTGATCAATCAAGAAAAGACTCTTCAACGAGCCAATGCTGATTCGATACGAAAATCTGCAACAGGGCAGAATAAAAACTTCCAAACTTTTCCGGGGAACAATAAAAAAATTGTGTACGATATAGTGTCTGTCCCTACACCCACATATGTGCAGGTTACCTATGCGGTTACTATACGAACTGAATATCAACAACAGATGAATGAAATTCTTGCTCCGTTCATAGCAGGAAGCAGCACACCCAGCAGATTTAATATTGGGCATAATGGTAACACATTTGAAGCGGCAATACAAGAGGATTTTTCACAAAATAATCCAACCTCCCTAGAGACAAATGAGCGCTTGTTTGAAACTGTGATTACCGTAGAGGTCTTGGGGTATCTGACAGGCGAAGGCAAAAATCAACCAACACCCGTGGCGGTTTATCGACAGAGTGCTGCGGAGATTACTATAGGCAGAGAACGAGCAGTTGTTGGAGATAAGCCAGACTTCCACGCTGGAAGGAATGATAAATACCGCAGCGAATAAATTCAAAATCCTCAAGTTGATAAGAAGGGAGTTTGGGTGTTCGAGCTACTATTTAGTATTAGCGGAAATCGTTTTAAACAAGGAACGATCATCGCCACTACAGATTGCACAAGAGGAAACAAATAAATGGCGGACAATTCTTCACGTAAATTTAAATTTATTTCTCCGGGAGTTTTTATTGACGAGATCGATCAGTCAGAACTGCCGGCTGAAATTGGGCCAATTGGTCCGGTTATTATAGGTCGCACTCGTCAGGGACCAGGCATGAAGCCGGTGACAGTATCGTCTTTTCAAGACTTTGTAGAAACCTTTGGCGCTCCAGTTGCGGGCGCTGAAGGTGGAGACATCTGGCGTGGTGAGGGGCTCGCAAGTGGACCGACCTATGCATCGTATGCAGCACAAGCATGGCTGCAAAATAGTTCGCCTGTAACGATGGTTCGTCTTCTCGGCGAACAAAGCGATGACGCCGCTACTGCTACTGGCGTGGGCTGTGCCGGATGGTATGCCGGAAACGATGGTAGCAAAAGCGGATTCGCTTGGAGCAACGAAGGAGCCACTGGCGGCGGAGCTTTTGGTCTATTTGTTTGGCCATCCGGCACCACTTCCGGTGCTCCAGGCACCAACAATGTCCAGCGAGCCGCTGTAACCGGAGCCTTGGCTGCCATCATCTATGCGGATGAGGGCAAGATTATTCTTTCAGGAACTCTTGCTTCGGGAAGCGACGCTAGTGTTTTCGGTACAGCCGCTGCCGGAAAGAAGGATCCGGCGACAATAACTGCTTCTTTCGGAAGCCTGTATAAGTCTAACTCTGACGGCACACTGACACTTGGATTTGTTCCTACCGATATTGATCCTATAGAATCCGACGCTGGAGGTTCGTGGTACAAGCAAACTGTTAGCTTGACTCCTAGTGATCCTAACTTTATTCGTAACGTATTGAACACCAATCCTACCATTGTAAACGATGACATCACAACGGCTGCTGCTAAAACTGCTAACCAAGGCGGCGAGTATTGGTTGGGCGAAAGCTACGAACGTTCGTTGACTCTCGCAGGAGAAGACTCTCAAGGTGTTTTATCTTTGGGTCTAGGAACTTCTTACTTTGCTGCTATTTTGCCCATGGCTAACTCTGTTGCTGGGCTACTCTATCAGCACGACCAAAAAATGCCAGCCCAGCGGGCATCTACGGGGTTCTTCATCGGACAAGATCTTGGAACTGATACTGGGTCTTATGCTCCGAAAAACCAACAACAATTGTTTAGGTTTGAGGCTTTGTCCGCAGGAATTCAAACGCAGGAAGAAATTAAAATCTCTATCGCTAATATCAAGGCAGCTACGGGAGAATTTGAAAACTTCGGAAGCTTTAGCGTTTTTGTTCGCAAGTTGTCCGATGTTGACAGTCGTCCAGTTATTATCGAACGATATGATAACCTTAACTTGAACCCAGCTTCTCCAAATTATATTGCCGTGAGAATTGGTGACCAATATGAAAAATATGATCCTGTAACCAAATCCAATCGACGATACGGACGTTTTCCGAATAAATCAAATTACATTCGTGTAGAAATGAATCCCGATCTGGATCGAGGCGGATTGGATACACGACTCATACCGTTTGGGGTCTTTGGTCCGCTCAAGAGCCGGGATGTTTCTGTTGTAAATGACAATGTTTATAGTGGAGGAAAAGTCAAGTGGCGTGTATTCAACGACCTGGGTGATACACTAACTTATAATAATCCCCGCCCGTTTACACTTGCCACAGGAAGCAACAGAGCAGCCTTTGGTGCCTTGAGTTCTAACCATATGGATGTATTAAACTTCGGCTCAGGGTCCACGTCACAGTTTGCGTTTAGCGGGTCTATTCGTTTTCCATCTGTACCTTTGAGACAAAAGTCAACGTGGGGTGGGACCGCTCGGAGTAATCGTAATATTTATTGGGGAGCTTGGACAAATCAAACTCCCACATCTGAATTCCACTACCCTGGAATTGTTGACTGCATTCGAGTGCGACCCAATGGGGTGTCTGGGTTTAATCAGCCCTACATAACTACCCCTGATCTTGCTACGCAACCTTATGGGACATTATTAGGTAATTTCGCTAACACGGGAGCCGCTAATGTCACCGAAATTAGTTGGGTGTTTTCTTTAGATGACATATCTGGTACAGTTCCAGGCTTGAATGCGGCAGGAACCTATACTAGTGGCAAGCAAGCTACTACGGGTCGTTTCTATGATGGTGCTCGCAAGGAAGGCAAGAGCCTTTCGGCAGTCGCCAGCTTTACTGGAACCTTGGACGCTGGATACGATCGCTTTACTACGGTTTTGGCTGGTGGTAGCGACGGTTGGGACATTACAGAACGTGACCCGCTTCGTCTCTCCGGTTTCCCTGCAAACCCAACAGAGGCTAATTCGTATCAACTAGAGACTCTTAAAAGAGCGATAAACATTGTATCGGACGCAGATGTAGTGCCGTGTAATGCAATCGCTATCCCTGGGGTAACTGAAAACACAACTACCAGTTACCTACTTGAAGTTGCTGAAGATCGAGCCGATACTCTGGCAGTTATCGATATTCAAAACGTTTACACACCGGATACCGAAAACTCGGCAAGTGCAGAAGATAACAACTCTGCCACGACGGTTGGTACCATTGTAAGCGACTTCCAGGGACGTAACCTTAATAACAGTTATGGGGCAACATACGCACCTTGGCTCCTGTATCAGGACACGATATCTAGTCGAGTGTTCTGGGGACCGCCGTCGATTGCTGCTATTGGAGTTCTTTCAACAACTGATAGCCAACAGGCTCCTTGGTTTGCCCCGGCTGGATTCCAGCGTGGCGGATTGAGTGACGGCAATGGTGGCATTCCAGTATTGGATGTTTCTCGCCGCTACTCGTCGGATGATCGAGATGACCTTTATGAAGTAAACATCAACCCGATTGCGAAGTTCCCAGCCGAAGGAATTGTATTCTGGGGACAAAAAACACTGCAACAGACTCGCTCCGCATTGGATCGAATCAATGTGCGTAGGTTGATGATTTTCCTCAAGCGAGAGATATCTTTCATAGCTTCTAGGCTTCTTTTTGGACCTAACACTCAAAGCACATGGGACAACTTCATTGGTCAGGCAGAACCTCTTTTGACAGACGTGAAGATGCGGTTCGGTATCGAAGAGTTCCGCTTGATCTTGGACGATACTACAACTACGCCAGATCTTATTGATCGTAATATTATCTACGCTAAACTGCTCATCAAACCGACAAGGGCTGTTGAGTTCTTTGCTATCGATTTTGTCATCACCAACAGTGGGGCGTCTTTTGAGGACTAAAAAGTTATAATAGATTCTATATATATTATGAACAAGGAGATAACATATCATGGCTGATTTCTTTTGGACTAACGCCAAAGCCGACCCAAAAAGAGCATTTAGATTTTACATAGAGGTTGGTAACGCTGGTACACCCAACGAGCTTCCTGTGTGGACTATCAAAACTGCCACCAAGCCAAAGGCTAATGTTTCTAGCATTGAGCACAGTTTTTTGAACCACACATTCAAGTATCCCGGAAGAGTAACCTGGGATAATATCACTTTGACTTTGGTGGATCCTATTAGTCCTCAAGTAGCCCAGCGTGCTTTAAATATATTGAGAGGGTCTGGCTATCAGTATCCAACTGAAGATGCCCAACTCCAAGCAGGACGAGGAAAGACCATCAGCAAACAACAGGCTGTTTCTAGTATTAGCAGATGTTTTATCATACAAACCGATGCCAATGGCAAGCAGGTTGAAAAGTGGTCGTTGAACAATCCTTGGATTGTTAGTATTGACTGGGGCGGAACTTTAGATTACACCTCGGATGAATTGACCGAAATTTCAGTAGAGCTAGCCTATGACTGGGCTGAGTTGGAAACATATACTGCTACTGCCTAAACATAAATTATACTTAATGGTAAAGTATTATCATTAGGAAGGGTTACATACAATGGGAAGAAATGATGATCGTTTAGAGGCGGGGCTCCCGATTCATGATGAATCGATAGCGCCAGGGGTAGCAACCACACTACCCTCAAATGAGCCCGCACAATTTAATTGGACAGTGCCAACAGAGTTTATTGAACTCCCTAGTCAGGGAAGATTCTACAGTGCGGCACATCCTTTACATAATGCAACAACTGTAGAAATTAGATACATGACAGCCAAGGATGAGGATATCCTAACTTCCCGTGCTCTGCTAAAAGAGGGTGTTGCTATTGATCGGTTGCTTCAGAATATTTTAGTAAATAAAAATATTGATGTCAACTCTCTTTTGGTCGGAGACAAGAATGCGCTTATCGTAGGTGCTAGAATTACTGGCTATGGAGCCACATATGAAACCAAGGTTACATGCCCTGCATGTAGTACCAGTTCCGATTATTCATTTGAGCTTCACACTGAGCCTAAACAAAATGGCATAGAGCAAACGCTTGAAGAGTATGAAGCAGTTACAACTGATCACAACACTTTTGTAGTCAAGCTTCCGCTTACACAGGTGACGGTTGAGTGCCGCCTTATGACTGGCAAAGATGAACTCCAACTAATGAAAGAGGGTGAGCGTCGTGTACGACGTAAGATGCAAGAGTCTGGATTAACAGACCAGCTTAAGGCATTCATTGTTTCAGTAAACGGTGACAACTCTCCCCTGGCAATTGCTTCTCTTATTCAGAATTTGCCGGCTCAAGATTCTCGCTTTTTGAGAACTTTTTATTCCGAAATTACCCCAAACATCGACCTTACCCAGGTATTCGAGTGCAGTTCATGTGGCTACTCTGCGGACATGGAGGTTCCGCTGACCGCTGACTTTTTTTGGCCTAGGCGATGATTATATAAAAAACGTATACGAAGAGTTTTTCCAACTGAAATATTATGGCGGATGGAGTCTCTTTGAGATGTACAACCTCCCTGTAGTGATCCGGCGCTGGTTCCTCAAACGACTGGCAGACCAAAAAGAGAAAGAGGCTGAAGCCCAAGAAGAAGCACTGAAGTCAGCCAAACGTCGTTGATAAGTTGCGTTTTCCTTTTTTATAATTGTTTTCTAAAGACTACTTATAGAAAACCCATCCCTAGGAGAGGACTTAATGCAGCGACTAACCGAAGATCAACTAAAAGATATTGTATTTGACTTGGGGGTTGGAAGAAAAAACCAAGTCAATGAAAATATTCTCCATGTATTTGCAGCATGGATCTCTTACCTTTTGTCTAAAATGTTCAAAGGTCGCCGCATCCCTGTTAGGGTTCGAGGGAACAAAATTGAAATCGAAAGATTCACTGATGCGTTGGTAAACGAGAAAAGATACATGGACTTCATTAAGAAGTACGGGCTTGATGACCCTATGACGTATCAGCAAAAAGCTAAACTGGATGTTGCTATTAAACGCTTTGAGCGTGAAGCAAAGATTAATTGGCCTATTCGCCACGGCTAGGTAATATCACATGGCTGATGAACTTTTACCAGAAGAACGACGACTAGCGGCTTTACGAAAGCTCATACAGGCTCAAGCTGAGTCTGACGACGCCCAAAAGAAAGCTCTTGCAACTGCAAGAGAGCAGATGGAGATCGACAAGCAGCTAGCTGATCTTAAAAATGCGAGCACCGACGAAGAGAAAAAACTAAAAGAACTCCTTGAAGCTCGCCTAGTAACTCTCAAAGCCTCCGACGCTCAAGAGCAAAAAAGAATCGACAAAGCCCGAGAGCTTTTGGCGGAAGAAGATAGACTAGAAGAGATTCTAGAGAAACAAACAGAACAACGTCGGCAACAGAAAGAACTTCTAGGGGAGATCAACTCCCTAGCCACCGCTCTTACAGGAATTGACTTTGCATCGGTTGCGTCGCTCGGTGGGGTTACTTCGGCTTTTATTAAACTGGGTCACGAAGTTGATGAAACCCGTGTCAAGTTAGGGCAAGCAACCGGCTTTACAGATGCCCTCAACAAAGACATGGAACGACTAGCAGTTACCAGTGGTAACTTGGGTATCTCTATTGGAGAAGCCGGAGAGATCATCGGCAGTCTTAATAATAGCATGACCGAGTTTGCTGCCCTTTCCCCAAGGGCACGAGCAGAGGCGGCTAGTACCGCCGCCCAAATGAGCAAACTAGGAGTATCAGTTGAGGAGACTGGGCGTGCCCTCGATATTTTATCCCGAGGTATGGGAATGAGCACCTCTGCGGCAAATACGGCGGGTCGTCAATTTGATATGCTGGCTCAACAAGTTGGCTTACCTACTTCTCAGGTCGTGTCCGACTTTAATAAGGTGGGACCTCAACTTGCTAAGTTTGGAAAGAATGGAACTAAAGAGTTCGGCAAACTAACCAAGCAAGCTCGTCGTTTAGGGATCACGATAGATGATGCATTTAATATAGCAGACGCTTTTGATACCTTTGAGGGTGCGGCAGATCTTGCTGGCAAACTAAACGCTCAACTCGGTCTCCAACTAAACTCCATTGAACTCATGAAAGCTTCGGAAGCTGATCGTATCGAGATCATGCGCCGAGAGTTTAAAATGAGAGGACAGAACTTTGATGACATGGGTCGCCGTCAGAAACAAGCAATAGCAGAAATATTGGGTACCGATGTCGATATGGCTAGTCGTTTATTTGGCGATCCTGTGGAATTACGCAAATATCAAAAATCTCAAGAGGAAGCGGATAAACGAGCAGAAAAACTTACTTCAACCATGGAGAAGTTCAGTGTCACTATGCAAAACCTCTTCCTCTCGCTTCAGCCCGTCGTTGATTATTTTATTAAATTTGTTCGGTATCTAGCAGATAGCGGCGCTGCCAAATATATTTTGGGGATCGTCATGGTGGTTGGTGCTTTGGCAGGTGTTGTCAAGCTTTTAGGCACAGCCGCTAAAATAACAGCCGCAGTTCAAGCTGGGTTTAATGTGGTGATGGGCACCACAGCCGCTGTAGCTCCCGCCGCCGCAGCGGGAACAACGGCTATGGGAACGGCTGCTGCCGTTAGTGCTGGGAAAATTTTAGCATTTGGTGCGGCTATAGCCCTGGTAGGTGTAGGTATTGGTCTAGCCGCCTTTGGAATTTCTTATCTTGTAGCTGAGTTTGCAAAAATGTCCGCAGACCAAATTGTCCTTACAAGCGTAGCTTTGATTGGATTAGGGCTGGCATTTAAAGCAATAGCGGTGGCTCTGGTGCCGCTAGCCCTGAGTGCCGGGGCGGCTGCGGGTCCTTTGTTGGCTTTGGGCGGCGCTGTTGCACTCATTGGCGTGGGTATGGGAGCAGCGGCTTATGGGGTCAGGCTGCTTGCGACGGCGTTCGGGGGACTCATAGAAAAGTTATCCGTTATTCAAATGGGACAATTTGCTACGATGGCAGTGGGGATAGGGCTCTTGTCCATATCTCTTTATAGTCTTGTTGCAGCAATGGCAGCCTTTGCTAATCCTATAACGCTTGTAGGTATAGGAGCTTTTGCGCTAATGGCATCTCAACTTACCGGACTCATGAGTCAAATAGGTGAAGCTGATAAAGCCATGGACTCTTTGGATAAAGTGATAACTGTCACCACAAGTGTAAGCAGTGGGCAACTCAAAGATATGGAAAGAGTTATTGATCAGGTAGTAAGGGTAACAGGAGATTCTTCTGCTACACGGGCTACAGGTTTAGATAGAGTGGCAAGTGCTTTAGAGCGGTTTGTCTCTCAAAGTCAACCACAAACAGCCCGAGGTAATAATCAAAGAAGTTCGGACATGACCATGGTAAAAATGGAACTTAATGATAAAACATTAGGTCAATTCGTCATTGAGCAGATGACGAACTATCTAGACCCAACGGCTTTCAAGTAAGAGGAGAAAAACAAAATGGTAGCTTTGTCAGTTTTTACGGATGTTGACAGTATTATTAAACGGGATCAAGCCAAGCGCAAAGTCCAGCAAGAGTTTGCAGCCGCTCGCCAAGCTAGAGAGAGAGCAATCATTGATGCAACAAGCCGTCGGCTTGATCCAGCAACCCAAGCTTTAATTAATCCGAATACTGGTATCAATGTTTCTAAAAACTTGGGTGAGACATATAACCTTTTTATTGAACATGTGCCCTCCGGGGCAAAGCTAAAGTTCCCAGCATTTATTACGGGGTTCAGCGACGCTTACAATGTTAATTGGAATGCTGAAGAGGTCTTTGGTCGCTCGGATCCTATTGCTACTTATCAGAACACCAGGCGTGCTATTTCTGTTTCTTGGCAAGTTGTGGGTTTTGATGTGGACGAAGCGACCGAAAACTTGTTGCGAATAAATTATTTGATGTCGATGCTTTATCCGCTTTATGAAAAAGGGGCAGAAGGTAAAGATAACTGTGGAAGCGCCAGCACAATAAATATGGGTCCGCTGTTGCGTATTAAGTTTGGTAACTTAATTCAGGATGCTAACAACGGCGGTCCTTTGTTGGGGTATGTAAATGGCTTCACTGTAGACCCAGAATTGGATGAAGGATTCTTTTTAGCTAATAGTCCCCAGAATACTATCATGGGAACTAACGGTACCGAGTATGTCCCCAAGAGTATTCGACTCAACTTTGAAATGACTGTTTTACACGAGCACTCTCTGGGTTGGGTCAAGGGAACTAATGAAACCGGAATTGGAACAGGGAAGAAGTATTTTTTCCGTGGCGGCGAAAAAGGCTTTCCTTACCAAAATAATATGGGAGGTGCTGGATTACCTCGCACCATTTCTGTCGCCGATGCGTCATCCGATAAGGTTACGCCGCCCGCTACAGGTGTTTTTGGTGTCGATGAAACCACTGGAGAATTTGTTGGCGACTCTGTAGCGGAGGCTACTGCTCTCATACCACTCCAGCGGACAGGAGGATAAACAATGCCAGTATCAAGATATGATAGTCGTCATACATTTATCAATGACAATGATGGATACAAAAAAGAATTGTTTTATGATCGAGATGTCAAACAAATTATCCAGTACGATACTGCTGAAATTAATTATCCTACCTTGGAAGAGATCAATACTCTTTCCTCTACACAGCTAGTATGGGGTGCTACTGACAAATTATATAATATTGCACAAGCTTATTATCAAAGTCCTCAATATTGGTGGGTGATTGCGTGGTATAACCGTAAACCTACTGAAGCTCATTTTAACGTCGGGGACATTTATTATGTGCCCCAGCCTTTAAACAAAGCATTAGATCTTTACCGAAAAAGGAAAGAGTAGTTCATGTCAGGAAAACAAAAATGGTCAGATCATCCGGATGCTGTACAGAGAGTCTTACAAGACCGCAAGACCCGGTATGGTTTAGCCAAACACAATGCAAGAGTTACTGGGGCTGAAACAGGGTTTGTAAAACCTGATGAGTCTGTAACTGTGGCTTTGGGTCAGTGGCGATCTATGACCAAAAAACGACAAAAGAATTTTGACAAGCTAAAAGCTGATGATGTAGCAAAAGGAAGGCAAGTAGGTGCTGATAATCTTACGCCGAGCCAGCGAAAAGTAGTTCAGCGACGTGCTGGTTATCGATCTTTAGACGCTGATGTTCCTGCGTACCAATTGCCACCCAAGGGCACCGATCCAAAGGATGTCATCGCTCATGCTCGGCTAGCTTACTGGGAGGGTTCTCCACTCGGAGACAATCCTAATCCCACCGACGCACAGAAAAGACGATCTCAATCGGCTGAAAGGTTTTTGA